CCAGACACAAGCTGAGACAATGTTCTATGGCAACCCCGGAACAGATCCTAAAAAGTTTTTAGGTTTAGCACCAAGATATGGCAGCCTTTCAGCAGATAACTCTGTAAACGTGCTTAGTGCAGGTGGATCAGGTTCTGACAATGCTTCTGTATATCTAGTTGTTTGGGGTGATCAAACTGTTTATTGTCCTTTCCCTAAAGGATCTAAGGCAGGTTTAACACACGAAGATCTAGGTGAGCAAACTGTGTATAACAGCGATGGCACAAGACTACAAGCCTTTGCTACTCGTTATCAGTGGAAAAATGGCTTAGTTGTTAAAGATTGGAGATACGTTGTTCGTATTTGCAACATCGACATTTCTGACTTATTAGCAGGTACTAACACACAGCTAGCAAGTGCATCTACTGCTCTTATTAAGCTTATGGCTAGAGCATTGTACAGAATTCCAAATATGGCTATGGGAAGAGCAGCGTTCTACATGAACAGAACTGTTCACTCAGGATTATCTATTGCAGCACTTGACAAGTCTCAATCTGTATTAGCTATCCAAGAAGGTCTATCACAGTTTGGTACAGCACAAAGCTACTTATCATTCTTGGGTGTTCCTCTAAGAAGAGTTGACGCACTTCTAAATACCGAATCTGCGGTAAGTTAATTTTTT